TAGTTTGCCAGCGATCTATATTATAGTTTGTGGTTGTTACAGTTGATGTTCCGTTTCTTTGTGAAACAGTCATTCCACCATTTATTAGTTTATTTCTATTAGCAAATTGACCGCCATTAAGAGAAGTTATGTTTGCAGCACACGTTCCATCAGTATTGTTGACAGTAATAGCAGCAGCACTAGCCCCTACCCCTTTTATCGAATTTACCTTGATCTCTGACATAATTAACTAGGTTTTGGGTTGGCGTCTTTAACCGCTTTAATGTGGGTTGCCCACGTTCCAGTTGTATCTAGTTTACCTGCAAGCATATCTGCATACAACATATCAAGTTGATTTCCGATTGTATCGTAAGTTGTAGAACCATTTGTTGTTCTATCGGTTTTGTACTTAACAGCAGCAGCTTCAGCATCTAGCGTAACTCTTGCAGCATCAATATCAGATTGAACAAGTGTTATCTGTGAGCCGTCATCTTTAAAAGCACCTTTAGAGTCATCTATGGTTACTGCATCTGGGTATGCTTTGCGTATTGCTTCATGGTCTAATTCCATTATGCTGACACCTCCATAAGTAATAAACTTGTTGGGATTCTACTTCTATATGTAGCGTCATCATCAGCAGCAGACCTTCCAGCATAAATAGTTTGACCAGAATAATCTGATCTAAATTGTAGTCTATAAGTAATAGCTGATGTAGTGCTTGGAGAATCCATGAAAGTTCCACCTTGATCTTCTATTTTAACTTGACCAATGCCATCACTAGCTGCCGTATGATGACTTGATGCTTGCACTCTATTACTAGCAGCAGCACCAACATATATTGCAGTTGAATCTCTCACTAAGCGTGCTGCAGCAGAATATCCTCCATTATTTGCAGTAAGACCAATCTTATATATACAAATAATCTTACTGGTAGTTGCAGATGGTGTAATCGCACAAGTTACAGTATCGCTAAAAGTTTGACTACTTGTTGAATATGTACCAGTTCCTACTGTTTGTTGAACTTGAAGAATTTTCCCTAAAGATGCTGTGCTTGTTAAAAGTGTTGCATCTGCTGAGTCTGGTAATGTAAAAACTCTGTTATTAGCAGAAGAAGAGGGTGCTTGTAAGCTGAAAGACCCACCACCTGATGCTGCGTTTAGTTTAATCTTTGCTGTCATTTATCCAGCCTCCAATGCAGCTACTTTTGTTTCCAATACTTCAATTTTAGCAACAGCTTCCTGTAATGCAGCAGTAAGTAAAGGTACGAGTTTACTTTGATCTATTCCCTGATATACAGGGTTGTTATCAGAATCAACTTCATCTTTTGTTCCTGTTATAGCTTCTGGAACTGCTGGTGTTACTTCATGTGCTAAAAATCCATCTACCGTTGTTTCTGCATCAGCAATAAAATTAAATCTTTTTGGTTTTAGAGTCTTTAATCGAGTTATACCATCAGATATAGCAGTTACGTTTTCTTTTAGACGATAATCTGAGGATGTATTATAAGATGTTGATGCTCCGAATTTTATTGACCCAACAGTTGAGCCACCAGAATTTTGAAATAACATACCTACACCTTGAGCCGAGCTAGTCGCAGCAGCGTGTCTGAGAATTATACAAGCATGATCCTCACCTTGATTATTTGTTGTTTGTTGGAATCTAGCTGCAACAGCACCTGATACTGGAATATCTAACCTATAAGCAGGACTTGAAGTTCCAATTCCTACCCTCCCAGACGAATCTACACGCATACGTTCTGATTCATTTGTATAAAACTCTAATGCATTTGTTCCATGTCTATAAATTAATGCTCCAGCTTGTTCACCACCTCCAGATGTTGCATCAGAAAAATATATCCTAGACGAATTACTATCTGTTGATCTAATTGTCATGCCAACAGAACCAGAACCACCTATTGTAAAATTATCTGCTTCACCATGTCCTTCCGTAGTAGTTCCTAAAAGTAATCTTCCAGCACTATCAACAGTTGCCCTAGTCGATCCACCTGTATTTATATTGACAGTATCAGATGCAAAATTTATTCCTGTATTACTGTCTGTTCCCTGTAATGCTGGTGCGGAAGCTGATCCGTCAACTCCAGAAATACCAGTAGTGCCGTTAATGTTTAAAGCCATAATTAAAGAATAACAAGTAAACTGCCAGATGGCACGGTAACAGTAACCCCACTATCTATAACAGGACTTACTGTGTGTGCGTTTTTTCCTGATGTTATCGTATAGTTTGTAGTCACGTTAGTGTCCGATTCAAAGAATACTTCATCATTACCTCCTCCCGTAGCTCCAGCACCACCCCCCACAGCAGTAAACTCAGATCCATTATATATTTCAGCAGAAGTGGTCGTACTATTAAATCTAAAGTCTCCTGTTGAGGGTGAACCAGGTCTTTGTGCAGTAGTTCCAACAGGTATCTGTAAAGCTGTCGTGTAATTATGTATAACATCACCAGTAAATGTTGCTCCTGCAACTGGAGCTAAACCTAAGTTTGCCTGAGTAACATTACCAATCTCGATATATCCATTATTAGCTGCATTTCTTAGCTTAAGAAGATTAGATGTTGTATTAACTGATAATTGGAACGCAACCTGTGTACCACTAGGATCTGCTGATCCACTATTTAAACTCTGTATAGCAGCAAAGACATTATTAAGGTCGGTACGGACTGCACTTCCCGTTCCATTATCTATCGTATAATCTGTGACTTGTGCCATTTAAAAAGCTACCTTGTGCATATTCTACCCTCCTTTACCAAATCCGACAGCCTGATAGGTGAAATTTCTATCAATCGAAGCATTTGATGAGTTTTTAAAGTGAACAGTGAAACCTGTTCCAGATACACTGGAGACTTCAAAGTAATCTCCTGATGCCATATTCTGAGCATTGATACCAACAGAGGGTAAATTAGTATTTGCTCCTAGCAAAGAAGAAGTACCAACAAAGAATGGATTGGTAAACGTAACAGCCTTTGCACCTGCTCCGCTTGCAATAACATTACCTTGTTCTGTTCTTCTCTGTAAAGATGCTGTATAACCTAGCTGAGAAACTTTTATATCCTGTGCAGTGTCTCTACTTGTAAGTTTTGCTCTAAATTGAAATCCTCTACCTTTATAAGTTCCGTTGGCAAAAGTTTGAAAGTCAGTATAAGTAGGAGATCCTGATGGGTTATCCTGTGTAACTCTCACCAACATCTCAGCATTAACTTCTGTAGCTGTAAGTCCATCAAAGTCTGTAATATCATCAATCAAACCTCTTGAATCAAACAAATCTGATGGATAAAAACCTTCTGTTAAGAAGTGACGTTTTAAATCAAGACTAAATACACCACCTAAATCTAAAGTATCTCCACCAGCAGTTCCTCCAAAATCATAAGTACCTTCAGAAACAATCCCACCAAAATCATCTAACGATCCAACAAGATCAAAGTCTGTAATAGCATCAAAATTACCACCACCAACTAAATTTAAAGTATCTGTAACTGCATCAAAATCAACATTAGTTTTTGTGCCTTGGAACTTAGGACTATCAGTATCTTCTCTTCTGGTCTGTGTAATAAGTGGAGCTAAGTTATCTGGCAGTTCAAGAATTACACTTGTTTCCCCTGCACAGAATCTACCGCCATCATCTTGGAATTTTAAAATATATTCGCCTTCTAAATATGGAACTTCTGCTGTTGTCGTATTACCAGCTAACGCTTGAATCAAATCAGTACTATTTGTAAATGTACCATTACCATTGGTCAGAGGAGAATGTCTGACATACACCCTACCTCCATGAGTAACATCTAAATCTGTAGATAAATTCCAACGTAATCTTACTAATTTTTCATTTATTGGTTCGGCTGATAATCCAGTAACATTTGATGGTAATGCAGTTTTACCAACAGCATTAAAAGTCAAATCAGCAGAAGTCGCACTTGTCTGTAATGCAGCATTATAACTAAATACTTGAAACTCATACGTTCCAATATCAGTATTGAATATCTCAAAGTCAGGAGAAGAAACCGTTGTAGAAACAAAGTTACCATTATTGAATCTATAGTTAACCTGATACTGCGTAACACCGACAATAGGTTGCCAACTGACGATAAGTTTAGATACCGCCTGATTATTTATCTCAACTAATTTTTCTTCAGCTTGTAAAGCAGTAGGAGGATCTTTGGGAAGATTCAGTACCGATACTGTTCTTGTTGGTAAAGTCGCACCATCTTCAATAAACGCATACTTTTCATTTACATAAGATAAAGCTGTAATTGCATAATTTATACCATCAGATTCTTCTACCGTTATTACTCTAAACTTTTGAGCTTGAACTGTATCATCTTGCAATAGCCAAACTGTATTAGCATTTGGAGTTTGAGAGAAAGCAGAAGATACTGTTATAACTGCACCTGAGACACTTGATACTGACTTACTTTCAACAGTTCCATCAGGTAGTATGACACTCAATGTTGGATTATTTGTTGTTGGTAAATCGGTTGCAGCAGAATCATCTACAGTTATTTGAGTCGTTGTGGCAGAACTTACTCTTCCACCTCTTCTAAGACCAGAACGAACAGGATCAGCTATCTCTATAACTGCACCAGGTCTTACAACAACACCAGAATCTATAGAGGTTGCAAATGAAACTACTTCACTTTCATTTTGTTCTGCAAATAAAATAGCTTTTGCTAATCTCCTAGCTTGACCCCTTGATGTACAAGCAAATCCTTTTACCTGCTTAATAATTACTCCTAGTTTTGCTATCGAAGCGGTATCTTCATAAACCTCATAATCTATTTCTCTACTATCCATATTGAAATAGGAAACAGAAATTACAGTATTTCTTGTTTTTAATCCACTTCCCGAATAGCTAAATCCTTCTTCAGTTACATTAGCTAAGTTAAATAAATAGCTTGCATCTTTTGGACTATCTTGAGCAAGAAGAATACTACCAGCAGACCATATCGGCATACATCTCATAACACCAGCAAGTTCATTTATCAGATCAAATGCTTCACTAGATGATTGAATATTTACATTGCAACTGAATCTAGCTTCCTGTCCTCCAAATCCATCATCAACAAGAGTATTTGCAAACTTACTAGCAGTTACAAAAGAGAAAAGATCAAGAGAACTATCAGTTATATGATTACCAAATCCGTATCTAGTATCTGTAAGAAGATCAAGTAATACCATGGCAGGACATGAGCACCATTGAGCAGCACCCATAACTCCATTAAAAATATATCCATCAGGATAAACAAT